TAGATTTGATTGAGAGAGTCTTTGCCGAGTATATTAGAAGTCCCGACTTCTATGAACTCTCACCACATTTGCAACAGCATGTATCCAAGATTTATGGACAGATATTCCCAGCCAAGGGACAGAAGGCACAGCTACAACAACTTAAGTCTGGTGGTGCTAAAGCTGCCAAACAACAAGGTGCAGAGGCTGATGCTAAAAAGGCTAAGGCTAAGGCTGCTATGGATAAAGATCTTTCCTTCTTTAATCGTCCTGCGCAAACTCAAGGCAGAGGTCCAGGGCAACCTGCAACCCCTGAAGAGGCTGCAGCCAGAGGTGCTGAAGCAGCTATGGGTGGTGGCGTAGGAGGAGGAGGTTGATATGAATACAGGAGAAATTAAGCAACTGTTTAAAGACTTTACTGATGAAGCTGATACAACTTTTATTACTGCAGCCAATGTAGAGTTGTACTGCCAAATTGGATATGATCAATTCCGTAGAAAAGTTAGTGAGTATGATCCCTTCTTTTACACTCAGACATTCACCTTTAATGTTTCAAGTGGTAATATTAATCTAAGTACACAAGCGCCTGTAGAGGAAGCAGCAGTCTTTCTATTAGGTTCTGGTGCTACACCTACTGCTCCACACGGTAAGATGTCTCAACTTATTAGAGTTGGTATTCAGACTAGTAGTAATCGATTGCCCGATTATTGGATGGCTGGTGCTACTTCTGAAGAGGATCTGATCAATGCTGTAAGAACTTACCTTCTAAAAGGACAAACTCTACATTTCGGTGAAGAAAGTTTAAGCACTACCGTAAGACTCGATTACGTTCCTGTGCAAAACATTGCCGGGGGATGGGCTGCAGCAGCAGCCTTTATTGATGACCTATCAGAATTTCACGATCTAATAGCTTTATATGCATATGGCAATTATGCTATCAGAGATGGTGCACCTAATCCTATAGTTGATGCCCAGTTATTAAGAAGAGAACAAGCACTCATAAGTTACTTAAGTCATGGAAGATCTCAAGAAGCAGCTAACCATGTGAGTTACGTACCATAATGGCTATCAAGGGTAAAGATGTAGAACTCCTAGTTGATGGGATGAATGCAGATTCAACTCACAAAGGTGCCTATATCCAGAATATGGATAGACATATTAACTGGAAGGTTCGTAAGGGGTTTGGTCAGAATAGTCAATTCGATACAACGATAGGTTGGGATGACTGGGAATTCGTCAAACATGTTGGTTCTAAATATATTAAAACTAATTTCGGGCATGAACAGATTATTACTATCGGTTTAATTAAAACGTTTACTGGTAGCCTAGGGGGCAAGGATGCTGTCAATATTAAAGCTAGAGCAAAACGAGTAGGACAATACGTTCTAGCCTACATGGTATCAATCTATGATATTACTACAGATGAAGTATGGGAAGAGATAGTACACCCAAATACAAACGATGTTGCTCTAAATGGTAGTAACTGGAGGGGTGCTACTAACAACATGAGAGGACTAAGAGGTCGTTATGAGACATACTTTGAAGATGATGTAGAAACAAACTTATTTGCTGATTCTGATGCTAAGTTCTTCTTCGAAGAGGTTAATGATACACTTTTCCTAGGTGACTCTAGGACAGGTATTTTAGCTTATATCCCAGCAGTATTTGAAGGATCTCGAATTCAATCAACAGATGGTGTGCATCATAATGATTGGGCGCTTGGTTATTCTGAATCTTCTAGACTGCGAAGAGTTGCACCCCGTGATGGTGACTTTGCTGATGCATATGCTTACCTAACACAGACTGAATTCCCAAATCCTATTGATATTACCTCAGTATTAAATCGTATTGTTTATGTAGATAAGAGCGCAATCTACTTTAGTGATATAGGTAATCCCACCAGCATCATTGCTGATAATGTACTTCAAATATCTTCAGAGAATCCAATTACATCAATACAAGAATTGAATGGCAATCTTCTTATTTTCACAAAGAGTGAAACCTTTTATTACCAACCTTCTGTTGGGGTTGTAGTCTCAGCAGGTAGACTGCAGAAAGTCTCTAATCAAATTGGCTGTATCAGCCCAAACACAATTGTTACTGCTGAAGGATCTGCTTTATGGATTGATGCAAATGGTGTATATACAAGCAACAATGGTATGGCAATTAACACCATATCAAAAGGTATAGAAAAACTCTTTACTGATTATATCAGTAATCCTCTTTCAAACTTCTTTAATAATACTGGTGTTATATCTAATGCTTCTCTTGGTACACTAGATCAGGGCAATCTGATTTTTAGATTTAAATCTGAACAAGTAAATGTCACCTTCGATCACATAAGGAAGAGCTTAATATTTTCTATTCCTAAAGAAAATATAGCTATGGTTTGGAATAGTAATGGCTGGAGTGTGTGGAACTTTGAATCGATTGCAGCCGCTACTAATCCTCAAGCTATAAAAAACATTGATAATCCATGGTTTGTCATGGGAGAAAACCAGTTATATCTAATTGGATCTCCTGACAGATATAATATTACTAATGCTGCTCGATTTATCACTGGTACCGATGGCGCTGCTGATCCAGCATCTACTAGTCTAACTAATCAGCCCACCACACAAACACAGGGTGGTTCATATTACATATTAGAATATGGAAGAGGAGGCTCCCCTGATAGAACTGTTATTGCAAAAAATAATGGCAATAGCCCACAATATACAACAAAAGATAGGGTCGTTGAGGACCGTAGAGTTGCCCAAGGACGCTGGTATTTTAACCCCGACAGCGATTATAATACAGATAACTATACAACTAGACAAGGGTTATTTGAAATTGGTGAATGGGTACCAATTAAAAAAGGTACTCTATTGCCTAGAAGTAGAGCAGGTGTCCAGAATACAGTACTGTATGATAAATCATTTTTAGTACCAGTATATTTTACACCTGATACGTCGTGGAGTTCATTAGCTCCTAGCTATGCATCAGACATAGCTAAATCATTTCCTGGCTTACCTACTGATATTTCATTGAATTTTGATTTTGATAATGTGCATTGGGCTTTCTATTTTAGAGATAATGCAAACTCAGCGCTTACTGACTATTATCAAGTTAATGCAATCTTTCCTCCTGAGAGAGTACGCTCAATGGGCGGGTGGGGTGCAGATACTGTGGAACCTGTAGTCGGACAGAGTAGTATCTTAATTAAAAAGGCGGCTGGTGGTGGGTGGTTAATGGCAAGAGATGGTTGGAAAGTCGATGCTATCTTTGATTATGATCAGATTAGAAGTGTAGCATCATATCAATATGATGGAATGAATGTTAATAGGAGATATAGAAACCTATTGATGTGGCTTCCAATCTATTATACTGGGGGTAATCTCACAGGTACTAATGCTCAGGGTACTTCTTATCCTGCAGATGGAGCAGATGATGTTATGTCAGCAGGAATTACAGGAATTGCTGCCTATTATTCTAGAACTGCTGCTTTTGCCGGTGCTGATCATGCGAGTTATGGTGCCCAATTTTGTGACTTCTTTCACTTTGAACCTTCCTATCTAGATAAGACATGGAGGCAAGGTAAATCTGCTGGAGGTACCATAGCCAATGAAACTTGTGATCCTCAACAACCTATCGATTGGGTTTACAAATCAGAACAAGTTGGATTAGAAGAGGCAGCACAAGTAAAGGCTAGAAGCTTGTGGCTTAGAGTTAAAGCTCATGGAGTTGCAACTACTGGTAAAGCACGAGAAACCGACGAGTGTATATACGGACAATTGAATGCTGTACTGGGTTCCGATTGGAAAGATTGGGTATCTCAATTTATTGATTATCAAGATACTGAAATTAATAAAGATATTCAAAGTATTCTTGATGAGAATACTGGTATTGATGCCAATAATATCAGAAGCAGAATATATGATGCTTCTAATACCGTTAGTAAAAAGACCTTCAATAATCCTAGTATATATTGGGGCAGTGATTCAGCATCTTCTAGAGGGAACTATCTTATTGATGATGAGGAATATGATACGATTTGCATGTCGACATCGGTTAAAGGTGAATACTTTTCATGGATGCTTTTTGGACATATGCAAGCTCCAGGAGAATCATTAGAAATTGATTCTGCAAAGGCTACAATTCGTCCCGCAGGTGGTAGAAGGAGGAAGGGTAGATAATGGCTAAAGTACGTGAATCAAGCATTATTAAACAAGAAGATAAACAAATTCAGAGCAATGCCTCCATTCGTGAAGAATGGAGATCAGATCTTGATTCGCTTGATATTACAACAAGAAATAATCCAGTACAGGAGCCAAAGAAAAAGAACAATATAATCACACTAGGTGCAGGTGAACATGGTGGTATGAAGCTTACCAAGCCTACTACTAAGATTACTAGTAATACTGGTGCTACAATATCTAGACAAGTTGTGATTGAACAAGATGGTACAGAAACACCCTCAACAATGTTTAATGGTGTTACCTTTATTTCTAGTAGATCTAACCCTGGTAGGAATAACTCCTCTATTTTAGTTAATATCAAATCAGGCTATGCTGTCTTCAATGGCTGTACCTTTATAAAGGATGCATCAGATCCACTAGATAATGATGGTACTGGTTGTTATATTGCTGTGCAAGAAGGTGCATATGCCACTTTTAGTGGCTGTGCATGGGCTACAGATACTAGTACTAAGTTAGTCAATGCAGATGATACAGGAGATCTTGTCTTTAATCATGGTGGAAATGCTAAAGCGGATTGTATAATAATGGGTGGTGTCAACGAAACAGGCTTGTCTAATCCTAGGAGCTTTAATAATGTTTTTATATTTCTTCCATTGGAGATTTTATAATGAGTAATAGAAAAATAACTAAAGAACAGTTTACTGATGGTACTACGATTGATGGTACTCGTATAGAAAAAGCCCTAG